GGCTTATGTTCTTGGATGGTGTCGATCTGGTCGCGCTGGCCTAGCAACTGCTTTCCGAGCCATATAGCCATCGTTGCATTCCCGCCTTCCATGATCTGGAATTGCTGCCGTCTGACTGACAGCATTCCATCGGCTCGACCGCTTTCGATGATCTCCGCGAACTCGTCATCCTCTGCCGCCCTTCGCTCAATCGTTCGCTTGTTGCAACCAAAGAACGCCGCAACCTCGGCCATCGTGCAATTGAGGGCCATCAGTTTTCGGAGTTGATCAAGATCTATCTCTGTTCGTGGTCGTCCTGCCATGTCATCACCTCGGCCTAGGCTTGGGTTTTCGCTTAACCTTTCGCTTCGGCCACATCTTATTTTTTCGGCTTCTTGATCATCTTTTTGGGCTTGCTGCTGGTTTTCTTAACCTTGGCCCCTTGCTTCTTTAGGTCTTTATATGGCATCGGATCACCTCCTTATCGGTAACGCTTGGTTTTGCTTGCGGCCTTCTTCGGCTGCTTGCTGGATTGTTTGCCCTTCTTTGTGTCCTCGCGCTTCTTGCGGGTCGTTGCTGCATATTCCTGGGCGCTCATGGCCTTTATTGCTTTCTCGGGTAGATACCTTTCACCCGTTGCGTTCTTGCCTTGTGTGGACGGTTTGCCGCTCTTGGTGCGCCACTTTTGCTTTGTCCACTTCTTGAGGCTTTTCTGTGAGTCTTTCATTGCCATCAGTCCCGATAACCTCCACCTTTGGCCTTGTATTCTTTCGCCAGCATTTGGGCCTTACGAGCTGACCATTGGCCAGGCTTGCCACCTTTACCGCCTGCTTTGATCTTGTTGAACAGGTTCTTACGCATCGTTGGCTTCGTGTAGTTGCCCGCTTTGTTGACTGTGCTTTTCTTCTTCGCTGCCATTACCATTTGACCCTGTTTGACCAGTACGAACCTGAGAGCTTGCCTTTGGCTATTCCTTTGGCATGTCGAGCCTTGAACGATGCCCGCCTTGCCGCATCTGCTTTGCTTTCGCCTTTCCTGGCTGGGCTTCCACTGACTCCCTGTTGACCGAATCGGATCAGCTTAACGGTGCTTCCATCCTTAGCCAGTACGACATGAGACTTACTCGGATGCTTTGGGGTTCGCTTTGGCTTATTGAAGCCTTCAAGGTTGTAGCGTTCAAGCCTTGGATCTTTCGCCATGTTCGGACCTTTTTATAGTTGCGACATTATTACGAGTAAGACCAAACCCGAGGCTTAGTTGTTCGGCTATCGACGTGAATAAATGAGCGAGCAATTCCGACACCTTGGAAGCCTAATTTTATGGCATTACTGACAATGACAAACCTTTCGTGTGCGTCTGTCGTTGCGATATCTGCCGCGATTCCTTGCGCGTGAGTTCCTGGCTTTGCCTTTGCCGTTTCGATTGGGTGCTTTGTTGGCGACCTATAGCCGCTTGTGATCGTGAAGCTGAAGCCGCACTCATCTCTAAGCGCGTCAAGCATCAGCAAGAACTCAGGCTGCATATCGTTCTCACCGCTTACGCTACAGTCGAACTCAGAGAGCTTAAAATACTTGAGAGCAGGGGTTTTTGCTTTCCCTTTAGGCATGACAAAAGACCTTGGTTTTTCGGCCCTTATATCATAACTTGATGAATACGCAAAAAAAAGCCCCATTTAAGGGGCTGAGAGGTTGGAAAGGGTAAGGGGTCGAGTTACAGGAAGAATGACCCCACAATGATCGAGAGAGCGCCTAAAGAGGCTATAACCATATATAGGTTGTCTCGCTGGTATTGTCTCGCTTTTGCGCTTCTTCTCATGCCGCACACCCCGCGCAAATATCGACTTTGACCCGAAAGTCAGACCAAGCATAGGACGGGATTTCCTCGGTCGGTCGTTGATCAATTGCCCATGATGTTTGCTTACCCAATGATACCGATTTTTGACCGTATTGGTCGCCCTTGTTAATCACTGAGTCGCATTGATGGCACTCTCTCTCTTTCATGCTTCGCTTGGTTTTCATTATAGCACCCCTTCAAGTTTCAGCGAGTGCTCGACTAGCTTTCTGTCTAATTCCCAGAACTCTTTTGCTGTTACAAACCCAGCGTTGTACATCCGCTCCAGCCAGTCCTCAACCTTGCTCACTTGCTCGGGTGTTTTGGCGGTCTTGATCTTGCTGATCGAATATTGGTAGTTATTCATGCTGCCACCTTCTGACGAGCTTTAAACTGCCGATAAAAATTGAAGTCGCCTTTGGTCAACAGACTTGAAATCAGAGTATCGCGCCGAAAAGTACCTTCGATTCTTGCCTCATCGCCATCCTCGAAAAGGTTATCAATGTGGGCTGCTGCCATGTCGCGCAGTTCGCCATAGTTGACAGTAACAAAGACAAATTTAACCTGTGGGCCTTCGCCTCTGTTGGAATACTCATATATATCTTCCATCCCATTGAAGTGGCCCATTTGAAAAGATTTAGCGAAAGCCTCGACCTTCGAGATGGTAGCGGGGCATAGAACCCTGCCACCCTGAATAGCGTCAATCGAAACGTCTACACTATCGCCGCCTGAAAATATTTTACCGCGAACGCTGGCCTTAATGCCGTGCTTCTTGAGTTCTGCTTTGATTGCCTTTCCTACTTTTGCGTGATCTGTTGCCATTGTTGCTGCTCCGTTCTGTTATTTGATGTGACTAGAATGCCTGACCTTGTCTCCCTTGTCAAGCGTTATTTTGACAAATATTTAAATAATTTTACCGCTTGTAAAGGCTGAGGCTTGCGAGGGATGCGCGTACAGCGTCGCCGTTTAACCATTGATTGAGATCCGCTTCGGTATCTTGGCGGGCCTCATCTTCTTCTTGTGCGTTGCAAAGATCCTCTGATACCTCATCGAGAAGCCTTACCGCTTCGGCTAACTTGGCTAGGATTTCGCCGTCGTTGATCGCATAGCCTCGGTGCGCTTGCGTGTTGATCACTGCCGCGAAATGCTCAAGGTCGTCTGCTATTCTGTCAAAGTTTGTCATTTTTACTGCTCCGTTTTGTTGGTTAATAAATTATTGATTCGAGTTTTTGGATTAAGGCTTTGCGATCAAAGGCTGTCGCTATTCTTGCTCCCTCTTTCGAGGTATCAACCGCGACCCAAGAAGTGCCGAGTTGGCGAACCGCGACATGCTCGGAACCTTTGACAACCCAACCCGCTGTGCTAGTCCCTAAACCGTTTCCGTGAAAAACTGGGAGACTTGTTTTTTTGAGTTGTACCATTATTCTTGCTCCGTTTTTGGGTTTCGGCCTTCTGGCCTCATCAGTACCAGCGTCGAACTGGTAGACCCGAAGGCGACTTAAAAAGCCCGCCTCACTTCGTCTTCATTTTCACAAATTAATAAAAGGTGATTTCGAATCGATGTGCGTAAGTCAATTTCAGTAGAAAGCATGTGCCCCCTTTGGATTTGACTATCTTGGATCAATCCCAGCATATTCGAATGCGCTTGAAAAACATCTGAGCTTATTACCTCATTAAAAAATAAAATGTCCAGCAACTGAATGACGGCAGTAGTGTGATCGTTTCGCTGAGTGTTGCTTTCGATTTCGACGATTTCAGCGGCTGTTAGTGTTGTTTTGTTCATCGTTCTGCTCCGTTCGTTGATTTGATGAGTACACTTTAAAGGCTGACAAAATTTTTTGCAACACTTTATCAAGTTATTTTTAGATCGTTTTGCTTTCCCTGGAGCATTTCATATTCCAAAAAGTTCTATTCTCTGTCGCGTTTTTATTTGACAGGTGGGGGGCTTTGTGCGCTAGAATTTGGGAACAACTCAAACGGAGCTTTAACAATGCGGTATTTTAAAATGGCGGGAGTGGCCGCCTTTCTTTGCGTGTGCGTGTATTTCGCGGGCAATGCTGACCTGGAAGAAGCACAGCGGGCAGAGGCTGAATATATCGAGCGGGTATGCTTGGGGGTTCATTCCGACTATAAAGAAAGGGGGGTTGAATGTCAGAAGTAGAGGCGGCCTTTATCGGGCCAAGACACCCGCAAAGCACTAGACCAATGAAGCAAGGCCGAGGGTTGGGTAGTTTCGGCTACCCCAACCGCGCCGCCTTCGTTCAAGCTGTGATCGAGCGGGTTGACAGGGGCCATTCTATCAACCGAATCGCCTATCACCTCGGCTGCGCGTGGCGAACCGTCAAGGTGGCAGAGCGCGAAGGGAGAGCACTAGAGGCCCAGGAAAAAACCCTTTGAAATCAAGGGGTTATGATTTCGATCTGCATTTTTCATCGATTTTTGTGCATTTTTTTGGTCTAGGGGATGCAGAATTTGGTCTAGGGGATACGGTAAACCTTTGGCGCGATGTGTCAGGTTTATCACCTCACCCTTTAAACCTGACGTTTTTTTATCTGTGGGTTAGCGTTTGGTCTATGGGTTTACGTTTGGTCTAGGGAATACATTAAAACTAAGGAGAGACAAATGGGTTACACACCTGAAGGAATTGGCTATCAAAGCCGTGATACAAGTTTAGAGGCTGCGTCTTATGACAAAGGCGGAAAGATGTCTCTGAGGGAGAAGGCTTACAAGGTTATCGAGCAGTCATTGATACCTATGAGTGCTGATCATGTGGCTGATGAGCTGCAAAAGTCTTTTATCAGCGTCCGTCCTCGGATCACTGAGTTGGTCAATGAGGGTCGGATCAGGGATAGCGGGGAGAGGGGCAAGAGTCGATGGGGTAAGACTTGCATCTTGTGGGAGTCGGTCGATTGACTTTGGTCCTCGGTCTAGCGGCAAGGTTTGGTCTACGGTCTGGCGGCAAGACCTAACACAATTTGGCGACAAAAGGGGCCTGAACAATTAAGAGTTTTTCAGGCCCATTGTTTCATGTGAAACATCGGAGTTTAACTGGTAACACAAGTTATTGATTTTTATATCATTTTAACTAATCGGGCGTTAAGATGCCCCCAAGGAGAGGAAGAAATGAAACCAACGAGAAACGAGATTTTGCTGGCGTTGTTGACGTTAGTCAAAGTGCGGGAAACTTACGACAACCTAGATCCATGCGATACGATGGAAGTGTTGGATGTCATAAGATTATTGGATCGATTACAAGGAGAAATGGCCCATGTGGAAAGATAAATTCACCGTTCCTGAGTACACTGGTGGCGCAATGATCGCTGCCTTTTGCTTAGGCTATATCATTGGAGCAATAATGCTCTGATCACCAAGACGGCTTCTTTGGCGTGTCCTTGGGAGTCGTCTCCCTTTCTATCAAGATCTCAATGTAGTGCGCTGCCTTTCTGAGATCGTCTACTCCACCCTTGTCTCGCCACCTCGAAATGTACTTCACTACCGCGTGTTCACATACACCTAAGTCATTAGCTAGTGCGTATTCCAAGGGCTGAATCATCATAGTTTTGTAATGGCTACCAGAAATTTGTCGATCCATTGCGCTCATATCAACTCCTGAATGTTTGCCTTCAACCTTCCTTGCTCTCCGAACGATTTGTGGAGTATTACGCAAGTCATACTTCGAGAACTGGAGTAGCCCGCACCAGAGTGCCAAGCGTCTGCGGGTGCTAGGATGTTCCAGGACTCGAACAATGCGCCGCCATATTCCTCCTGATTCTTGTGGTGTATGTGACCTGTCCACACGTAGGTATGATCGGATTCGCCCCATTCTTTCCTCAAATTACTAACAATTGATCCATGAAGGTTGGACATTTTAATCCGATCTCCATGATGGGTCACAACTAGATTTTTTCCCCATTGCCACCAAACAAACTTGCTTGCATTATCAAATACCTTAACCCTTGGATCTTCCTCAAAGTACAAGCGCATAACCTCATTGAGCCACAGTGCAGCATCTGGGTCATGGTTGCCCCTCACGTTCACGATCCACACTTGGTTGTGCTTCTCAAGCATGCGTAAAACCGTACGCTTTATCACGTTGCTGGCTGCGCGAATGGTCTTTGAGTACCTTCCATCCGAATCTAGTAGATTCTTTGAGCTAGGGGTTGAGCTAGTGCTGTCATTAACGTGCATGAAGTCGCCAAGATTCACGAGCACACCAACCTCTCCCGCTGGAGCAGACCCAACCAGCCGATCTATCGCGTTCTCTAAAAGCGTTTGGCTAATTTTAACGTCGTAGTCGTCGCCCATCGTTTCAGAGTGGTGAGCAAGCATCCCAAGGTGATGATCCCCAATAATGTAGCTAACCATAAGATCGTCATTAGTGCTTGTAGGCGCGTCTGTGGGAGTATGTATTCCGGTGACTTCATCTTTAAATCCATCAACAAATTCGGCTATAAGTTCTTCTAGTTTTTCTCGATCTGGCTCTTGAATGTGCCATTGCAGCACAATCTCGTTGTCCATGTTGTAAGCAGTTGAGACCCGTTTGGTCGTAAAGCCTGGAGCCACTTGCCTGTTTAAGTTGTAATCGGGCGCAAATCCCTTGCGGCTTGCTCTCTTATGTATTTTCCCCACAACCTCAGAAATGCGTCTTGGCTCTTTGCCCAGTTGATGAGCGATCTCGGTCTGAGACATGCCGCTGATGTGCATCTCAATTACTTGCCGCTGGTAATCGGTATTACAATACTCTAAGTGCTCAGAAACGCTTTTAATCGCCATCTTCTTCTACCCATGTCATGTGGGCGAAAACATTAGAAGCCATTTGTAAGCGTCCAATAATGCTCGCAATAGAGTCAGGGTCTGTGGAGAATGTTCCAGGCATATCAAGCTCAAAACCGTCTTGATGCTCGGTTACTATAACTGCTCCGCTAATGTCTCCAGATTCACAAGCCTTTAAAAGATCACGCAATGTGGCGCGAACCTCTTCAGCGTTACGATCTAAGATTGAGACTTCGCCCATTCCTTGTTTTTCGCCTGATAAACCGACAGAAGCTCCCGAAGCTCGTCGATTGTGTATTTCTTTGGATCGTGTGGCCCCTCCAGCCTCTCCACTTCCTCCAAGCCTATTTTGACAATTAAGTTTGGACGATATTCCACCAAATTACCACTTTTATAGTTATTGCAAACACTGCACTGCTTATGGGTGTTGTTCTCGTCAAATCTGAGAGCCGCTGAGTGACCACCTACGCTCATATAGTGCCCAGCGTGGTATTGGCCTTGGTGATGCCTCTGACAGCTTATGCAAGGATCTTTGTGATCTCTCTGGCGTATAAACTTGTTAAATTCGGTCTGTACTCTCTTGACCCAG